TTCACTCCACCAACAGCTCCACTCACAGCAATTGCCAACACCAGTTTGTTGACCTGCCAGTCTAATAGATTCATTGACAATTCAACCAATGCGTTTACTATCACAAGGAATGGCGATGCAAAAGTATCTGCACTGCAACCATTTGGCGGTAGCAATCTAACAAAATATTCTAGTGTTTATTTTGATGGTACAGGTGATAGTCTGAAAATACTAAACAATCCTAATATTAATTTAGGTTCAGGGGATTTTACTTTAGAATGCTGGGTATATTTTAATGCAGTAAACATACAGGTGACTATTATTAATAAAGGTTGGAATAGTTCATCTGCATATGCATCATATTTAATATGGATGCAAAATGATGCAACACTTAGATTTCTTGCAAGTTCCAACGGTAGCTCTTGGGATATTGCTAACGAAAAAGTTATGGGTACCATGACTTCAGGATCATGGATACACATTGCAGTGACTAGATCCGGAACAACATTTAGAGCATTTGTGAATGGTGTAATCAATGATTCGTTTACCTTTACTTCATCGGCTTCGTTAGCTAATATTGCGGCACAAACTTTATTTATAGGTGATAGAACAAACGGTGATACTAGTTTGAATGGATATATTTCAGATGTTAGAATCACAAACGGTTATGCAAGATATACAACCACATTCACACCACCTACCGTGCCGTTGCTAGGGTTTTAAAATAGAATAAATATATAACAAGAGTAAATTATGCCAGATTTAACATTACTGCAACCCTTCAATTTAAATACTACAGGAAACTTTACATTCGCAAATACGAGTGTAACAGGTAACCTTAGTAGCGGTAATGCTAATTTAGGTAATTTAGTATCAGCAAATTATTTTAGTGGTAACGGCAGCTTGTTAACTGGACTACCGGCTGGGTATGCAAACAGCAATGTAGCCGCATATCTTCCAACATATACCGGTAATGTAAGTGCTAACTATTTTATTGGTAATGGTAGTACATTAACAAATATTACCGGTAGTAATGTAGATGGTAATGTTACAAGTGCAGTACAAAGTCATTATGCAAATATTGCTAACTCAGTTGCTGGTAGTAATGTATCAGGACAAGTAGGCAATGCATTAGTAGCAGGCACTGTATATACAAATGCACAACCAAACATCACAAGTGTTGGTACGTTATCAAGTCTAACTGTAACCGGTAACATCACCGGTGGTAACTTTGTAACAACTGGTAAGGTATACGCATCTGATTTTGTAAATGGCGGCACAGGAATCTATCTAGCAGCCGGTCCTTCAGGATACATTAATTTCTTTACTAGTACTGGCGATAAAGTTAGTATCAAAGACAATGGTAATATAGATGTAGTAGGTACTGCTAACGTTGGTAACTTAATAACTAGTGGCAATATTACATCAGGTAATGCTAACTTAGGTAATTTAGCTACTGCTAATTATTTTAGTGGTAATGGTAGTTTATTGACTGGCTTACCAGCTGGATATGCAAACAGCAATGTAGCCGCATATCTTCCAACATATACCGGTAATTTTACAGCTGGTAATGCAAACATATCTGGATCGTTAGTAACAGGAACAATTACCACTGCAGCAGATTCTGGTAACATATCTGGTGCTAACTATGTTGTAGCAAATTATTTCAGTGGAAACGGATCATTATTAACAAGTTTAACTGGTGCCAATGTCACTGGGTATGTCCCATTATCGACCGCGGCAAATACAGCGGCTACCGTTACAACAAATGCACAGCCAAACATCACTTCAGTTGGTACATTAAGTAGTCTAAGTGTAAGCGGCGATGCTACTGTAACTGGTAACTTTACTGTAGGTGGAACTACTACTTACATCAATGTAGAAACATTTAGAGTTGAAGATCCATTAATTGAATTAGGTGGCGGAGCCAATGGTGACCCATTAACTACAAATGATGGTAAAGATCGTGGTACATTATTACATTACTACACTACTGGTGTAGTCGATGCGTTCATGGGTTGGGATAATTCTAATGGTGAATTTGCATTTGGAAGTAATGTATCTGTCTCAAGTGAAGTAGTAACATTTAATAATTTTGGTAATATAAGAGCAAGCTATTTCATAGGTAATGGTAGTCAACTAACCGGTACTATTGCTAACGCAAATTATAGCACATATGCTGGAACAGTAATTACTTCTGCACAACCAAATATCACATCAGTCGGCACATTAGCGAGTTTAACAGTAACCGGTAATATTACAAGTGGAAATGCTGATTTAGGCAATTTAGCAACAGCAAGTTATTTTACTGGTAATGGTAGCCTGTTAACTTATATTACAGGTAGTAATGTAAACGGTAACGTAACTAGTGCAGTTCAAAGTCATTATGCAAATATTGCTAATTCAATAGCAGGAAGTAATGTTGATGGTCAAGTAGGCAATGCACTAATATCCGGTACTGTATACACAAATGCACAACCAAATATTACAAGCGTAGGGTCATTGAATAGTTTAACAGTAACAGGATTAATTACTGCCACAGGCACAGGCCTTAAAGCTGCAAATGTACAAGATAGCAGTGGTACTATTACTATTACAACCAAATATAATAATGTGTCTGGTGATGTTGGTATTTATGGAAATTTAAATGTAGGTACTAGTGGCACTGGATTCTTTATAGGTAATGGTAGTTATCTATCAGGACTTACCGGTAGCAATGTATCAGGACAAGTTGGTAATGCATTAGTAGCTGGTACTGTCTATACGAATGCACAACCGAATATCACTTCGGTTGGCACACTAGAAAGTGTAACTGCTACAGGTAATATATCTGGTAATTATATTTTAGGTAATGGGATATACTTAACAGGTATAACTTCAGCAGGAGTTGCAAATGGCACTAGCAATATTTCTATTCCAACAGTAAACGGAAATATTAATTTATCATCTGCAGGAAATGCTAATATAGTAGTAGTGACTGGTACAGGAGTTAATGTTGCAGGGACAATGAATGTAACTAGTAATGTATCCGGATCATATTTTGTTGGTAATGGTTTTTATTTGACAGGGTTAGACGCAGCCGGTAGAGTGGCTAATGGTACTAGTAATTTAAGTATAACTACTAGTGGCGGTAATATTACTATGGGTGTTGGTGGAACAGCTAATGTGTTTATTGCAACTACAACCGGAGTTAATATTGCCGGCACTTTAAATGTAGCAACAGGAACTATTACATCTGACAAGCCAACTATTGTTACTCAAACTTGGAATAATTCTTCAGTTAATTTTACAGGTATTAAAGAAAATATAACAATTACTAATGCCGGTGGCGATAGCTTACTGATGGATTTGCAAGTTAGTAGTGTTTCTAAATTTAGTGTAGACCGTAACGGAACCGTGGTAACTGGAAATATTACTGCTAAAATATTAAAAGGTACTAGTAATATAGATATTCCAACATCTAGTGGAAATGTAACTATTTCTAGTGCAGGAAATGCTAATATAGTAGTAGTCACCGGTACTGGAGCTAATATAACAGGTGTATTGAATGTCAGTAATAGTGCCAATTTAGGAAACTTGGTAAGTGCTAATTATTTTACAGGTACATTAACTACTTCAGTTCAACCTAATATTACTAGCATGGGCACGCTAACATCCTTAACAGTTAATGGATTAACAAATTTAAGTAATGTTGGAAATATTACTATAACAGGTGGTTCAGCCAATCAGTATTTAAAAACTGATGGAACTGGAAATTTGTCTTGGTCTACAGTCACTGGGGGCGGTGGAGGTGGTGCATTAGATATATCAGATGATACTACTACTAACGCCTCATATTACCCTGTTTGGGCACCCTCAACAACTGGCCAGCTATCATATGCATATATCAGTTCTAGTAAACTACAGTTTAATCCAAGTTCAGGTCAACTAACAGTTCAAGATTTGAACACATTGTCTGACGCTACACTTAAAACCAATGCTGAAGTCATTAATGATCCGTTCTCTGTGCTAAATCAGCTATTCGGAATGGGCTTTAATTGGTTAGATACTGGTAAAAAATCTTATGGAGTAATGGCTGATAAATTAGAAAAAATACTACCTGAACTAGTAAGCGTAAACGCTCAAGGTAATAAAACCGTAAATTATATTCCTATCATTGCTTTCTTAATTGAAGCAGTTAAACTAAATCAATCAGAGATTGAAGAACTTAAAAAAAGATAAATACTTAAGCCGAGTTCAAAGGAGCGAAGATGGCGATAAAAGTATCAAACACAACCGTCATTGACGATAATAAAGTATTTCTTCCAAATAATTCTAGTTCCACGGAAGCAGATATATCAATAGTAAGCAATAGTATTACATTAGATTTAAATGCCGCTGCAATATTCAGCGTTTCATTAACTGATAATATTACTTCAATTACTCTGAGTAATATACAATCTACAGGACGTACTAGTAGTTTTGTGATTATTTTTACTGCTGACGGTACCGCAAGAAGTGTTACATGGCCTGCAAGTTTTCAATGGCCAAGCTCCATAGCACCCACAATAACATCAACTAATGGAAAAAAAGATTTATTCTTGTTTATGACGATTGACGGTGGTACAACTTGGCAAGCATTCATTTCAGGGCAGAATTACTAATGGCAAAATACGCACATATTGAAAATAATAAAATCACTGGAGTTTATGATAATTTTCCATTAAATTGGAGAAATATAAGCAATTTTTATGCTTTATCAGAAGATAAAACATATATAGAATCTTTAGGCTGGAGATGCATAGTACAGGCTCCTGTACCAAGCTATGATCCAACTAGTCAAAAATTATCTGATAGCATTTTCACTATTGAAGGGAATATTATTATTGAGACTAAGACGGTTGAAACTATTACTTCAATTGAAACTACAGAAACGACAACATCTGAAGAACAACAATTTTTAGAAAAAATTAATATACATAATATAGTAATGTCGCAACTTAGAGAATATCGTAATCAATTACTCAAAGACACTGATTACACTCAATTGAATGATATAGTAGAAAAAAATGGTATAGAATTAACTACTCTATACAAATTATATCGTCAAGAATTACGTGATTTACCAAATATCTACAAAGATGATTATGATATAAATAGCTTCAATTTGATAGTATGGCCTAACTTACCAACGTCAACAACTTCAACTGAACCTTCTACTGATTCCGGAATTTAAGTCGTGGATATCAATACATTATTACTAGGTTTATATAGTCATGTGCCCTCTTTATATACATGGGGCGATAACAGTTTTGGTTTGGTTGGAAATAGCAAAGCTGCCTACTATTACAGTTGGGTCTCTATTACCAGCGGCGACGGCCACTCAGTAGCTATAAGAAGTGATTCTACTCTGTGGGCATGGGGCAACAATTTTCAAGGACAATTAGGAGATGGAACCGTTATAAGTAGATCAAGCCCAGTACAAATAAGTTCTAGTAGTTGGACAGCTGTATTTGCAGGAAAAACACATACTTTAGGAATAGATAAAAATTATTCTTTATATGCTTGGGGTAGTAATGATTATGGACAACTTGGTGATATCGGGGTAGTAGATAGAAGTTTACCTACTTTAATTTCGCAAACTACTAGTTTTACACAAATAAGTGCTGGTGAAAATTATAGTCTTGCTATTGATTCTTCTTATAGGCTATATGCATGGGGTTCTAATTATGATGGCCAATTAGGATTGTCTGATACTATTCTCAGAAGTAGCCCGGTTCAAATTTCAGGAAGTTTTATTTCAATAAGTGCTGGAGAGTTTCATTCAATGGCACTCGACTTGACTAGTAAATTATATACTTGGGGTAGAAATGATATTAGTCAATTAGGAGATAGCACTACAATAAGTAGATCAAGCCCAGTACAAATAGGTACAAATTCTTGGAGTGTTATTTCAGCCGGGGGATCCCATAGTTTAGCTATCAATACATCTAATAAATTATTTACTTGGGGTGATAACCAATATGGTCAACTAGGTAAATATTCAACCTATTCAAGTCTGTATTGGTCACAAGTAGTAACCGGAGATGATCATATTTTAGCTTTAAGATATGACGGTAAGTTATTTGCATTAGGACTAAACAGTTCTGGTCAATTAGGAGATAATACAACTATCAATAGATCAAGTCCGGTGCAGATAGGAAATAGTTTTTGGAGTTCAATATCAGCAGGTAATATTCATAGTACAGGAATAACAGTAGATGGCTTGTTATATGTATGGGGTAATAATTCTAATAGTGAATTAGGAACTCTAAATTTGATTAGTTATAGTAGCCCTGTACAGATCACTGGAGGCGGCAGTTGGATTGCAGTCTCTTCTGGAACACATAATCTAGCTATTTCATCGTATGATTATGGTTTATATGGGTGGGGAACAAATACTTATGGTCAAGTAGGAGGTCAAACCTCTACTATAGCCCTATCTTGGAAGTCAATGAGTATAGGTGATAGCGGCTACGTAGCAGCCATAAGTCCAGACAATTTATTGTTCACATGGGGATTTAATAGTAACGGAGTACTAGGAAATAATTCTACAGGTTCTGGATCAAATCCTCCGATAAAAATTGGTAATAGCAGCTGGTCACAGGTTAGTGCGGGCGGGGCCCATGTTTTAGCTATTGATAGTGATGGATATTTGTGGGGCTGGGGATTAAATTCTTCAGGACAAATTAGATCCGATACAGCTTTTTCTTGGATCGCAGTTAGTACTGGGAATAATTATAGTACAGCAATACGACAGGATGGCAAATTATATGCATGGGGATATAATTTTTATGGTAATCTAGGAGATAACACTACCATCCTTCGAAGTAGTCCAACACAAATAGGATCATTGTCTTGGATATTTATAAATGCTGGAAGTTTACGCACAGGTGGTATTGCAACCAATAATAAATTATATGTGTGGGGGAGAGGAGTTAGTTATGCAAATGGTACAGGAAATCTTTCTGACCAACTCTCCCCTATGATGATTATATGGCCTAAAAGTTTTGTTTCAGTGAGTTCAGGTGACAGTTTTGGTATAGCAGTTAGTTCTGATTTTAATTTATATAGATGGGGCACTGGACAAGCGGCATTGGGTCTGTCCGGGGTAACAGGTTATGAAACTGCTACTAGTGTTAGAATACCTACATCAGAAATTTCAGGGGTAAGCACCTATTGGTCAGTATATCAAGGTTATATTAACGGGGTTACCCTTTCTGCTACCAATGCTAATTATAGTATAGGAGCATCCGACGATTTTACTATTGAATTTTGGGCATTTAACATACCTTCCGGTGGCGGTGCTGGCACAAAACATAAAGTTATTGGAAATGCAGATTGGTGGGTAACACTAGGCAATACTGGTTATACACCCTACTGGGTATTTAGTTGTTATGCTCAGAATAATTTGGAGTCTATTACAGCCTACGGTTTTACTGTTAGTGCAGGTACTCCATCCGATACTTGGCATCATGTTGCATTTGTAAGAAATAGTGCTTTGAATACTTATTATGCTTATCTAGATGGAGTTTTAATATCTACAGCGCCATATGCAGGAGCTGCACCAATAATATCTACGTTAACTAATATAACGCTAATGGAAAGCTGTAATGCATATGTAAGTAATTTGAGATTTACAAAATCTATAGTTTATAGTGGGTCTAGCTTCACAGTACCTACGTCACCACTGACAAATATTTCAAATACAGTAATACTAGCATTTCAATCTAGTTCACTGACAACTGATTATAGTTCAAATGCAGTAACATTTACAGTCAATGGTAATCCATCTTCGTTCCTTATGCAAATGACTAATGAATTTTACCCATCAAGTTTTGGATCTACATCAGTGCCTACCTCATACGCATCTGCAACTGCCTCTGCTGATGGTGTTACAGCCATAACAACTGACGGAAAACTTTGGTCTTGGGGTATTAATAATACGGGTCAACTAGGATTAAATGATACCATAAATAGAAGTAGTCCGGTTCAGATAGGTAGTGATACCGATTGGTCTTATGTAAATAGTTGCTCAGGAACAGGGCACACAATTGCTTTAAAAAATAACGGAACTCTGTATGTATGGGGGACAAATACATCAGGTCAATTGGGCCTAGATGATACTATTAATAGAAGTCAACCTGTACAAGTACCTGGCAGTTGGATATCAGTTAAAGCAGGATTTGGTCAAACTTTAGCACTTGATACAAATTACTTATTATGGGCATGGGGTACTAATACAACTGGTCAGTTAGGAGATGGAACTACAGTAAACAGATCAAGTCCGGTACAAATAGGGTCAAGTAGTTGGTCACAAGTTTCTGCAGGAGTCAATTCTTTAGGAATAATTACCGATTCCAATAATCTATTACAATCATGGGGTACTAATCAATACGGTAGCATAGGAGATTTTAGTTTAGTATATAGATCAGCACCAACTCAAATTGGATTCTCTTTAACGGCAATACTAATATCTAGGTCAAGCCCAGTTCAAATCGGTACAGATATATGGAAATATGTGAGTGCAGGTGATAGTCACTCTGTCGGAATAAAAACTGATAATCAATTATACACATGGGGTAATAATTCAAATGGACAATTGGGTGATGGGACTACAACTAACAAGTCGAGTCCCACTCAGATAGGAAATTTATCATGGACTTCTATTAGAACAGGACGTAATTATACTGCGGCAATTACTGGTTCAACATTATACGTATGGGGAGAAAATAATGCTGGGCAATTGGGTGATAATACTACTATTAGAAGAAGTAGCCCAATACAAGTTTCTGGTAATTGGAATACAGTTGAAGCCGGTACCAGTACAACTTATGCAATAAGTAGTAATACTTATTTGTATGGTTGGGGAAGTAATCTTTCAGGCCGATTAGGAGATAACACTACAATAGATAAATCGAGCCCAATACAAATAGGTACTAATATTTACACAGTAGTAAATGCAGGCTCTCAATATGTAATGGCGCAAACATCAGATAATGTAATATACGGTTGGGGGAATAATTCTTTTGGTAATTTTGGAAATGGAACTACTATTAGTAGATCAAGTCCAGTGCAAGTACAAACTGGAAGTTTAAAATTAGGATACGCAAATAGAAATCTTCAATTGCAAGCAATTGATAAATATGGGCATACAGTATTTGTTGGTCAGAATAGTCTTTACTGGGTTTTACCGGGAGCCGGAACATCGTTAGCTAGATCAAATCCTGTACAAGTATATAATACTACTAACTCATCTTTTTATTCATATCCAGCTAGATTAGGAATAAGTAGTTGGACTTTTGTATCAGCTGGACAAAGTTTTAGTGCAGCAATACGGTCCGATGGGGGATTATTTGCTTGGGGAAATAACTCTTATGGTAATTTAGGCAATAGCGGAACAACTATCGGAAGATCAAGTCCAGTGCAATTAGGTACTAGTTCTTGGGTTATGGTTACAGCTGGCATTTCGCAAGCCGCTGCAATAAAAGTAGATAATACGCTTTGGACGTGGGGTACAGGATTATTAGGTAATAATGCTACTACTACACGATCTAGTCCAGCAGCAGTTGATGGGACATACAACAACGTTGTTATTGGTGATGGTAATATATTAGCTGTCAGAGAGAATAATGATTTATGGGGCTGGGGATTTAATAAAAATTCTGAATTAGGCATAGGAGACACTGTGCAACGTAGTAGCCCTATTCAAATACCTTCACTAAAAAACAAAGGTCATCTATATCAGTTATCAATGTTTAATCATCAAGCATTATCTATTGACCCACATGGTACGATAGATACTTGGGGTTATGGAATTTATGGCACATTATATGATTCCCCACAATATTATAGTTGGACTTCCTTGAGTGCAGGAGATTTTCATAATATAGGTATAAGAAATGATGGTCAATTAATTGGCTGGGGTCTCAACAATTTTGGACAACTTGGAATAGGGACCACCGTTAACAGATCATGGCCAACATTTATAAATGCAGACAGTTGGATAGTAGTAGATTCAGGATCTTCATATACGGCAGCAATTAAGGCTATAGATAATTCTTTATGGGTATGGGGAGAAAATAATGCTGGGCAATTGGGTGATAATACTACTATTAGAAGAAGTAGCCCAGTACAAATTCCTGGTAGCTGGATATCAGTAAGTGCAGGCCTTAGTTTTACATTAGCAATCAAATCAGACTATACATTATGGGCATGGGGCTTAAATTTTTTAAATCAATTAGGAGATGGTACAACTTTTAATAAATCAAGCCCAGTACAAATAAGTTCTAGTAGTTGGTCAGCGATAAGTGCCGGCGGTTCACATGCAATAGCAGTAACCAGTAATAATAAATTGTATGGCTGGGGCGCTAATACTTCTGGACAAGTCGGAGATGTAACAAGAAACAGTTGGACTCAAGTAGCATCCGGAAGCGGTACTAACTTTTTTGCGTTAAGATCCTCAGGAGAAATATATGGTTGGGGTGCTAATACGAACGCTTCTTTGGGACTAAGTTCGATAGCTACCGGAGCTAGGTCTAGCCCAACACAAATTGGAACTCCTGATCCGTTAAATCCTTGGGTTTATGTTAGTTCTGCTTACCGAGCAACATTAGCCATTAAAAGTGATGGTAGTCTATGGGCATGGGGCTACGGCGCCTCTGGTGGAAATAGTATTTTTATAGGTTTTAGTAACTCTCCTAACGTTACTGCGCCAGCTTTAGTGCCCACAACAAGTTCACGTAGTTGGTCTATGGCAGCGGTCCATGAGAGTTCAGCCGCTATTATTGCAACTGATGGTACTTTATGGGTATGGGGTGATAATCGGTATGGGCATTTAGGATTGAATGATAGAACTGCTAGAACTAGCCCAACACAAATACCCGGATCTTGGAACACGGTATCTGTTAATGGTACATCAACTATAGCTATTCGGAATGATAATACGCTTTGGAGTTGGGGAGAAAATAATAATGGCCAGTTAGGACAAAATGACACAATAAGTCGCAGCAGTCCTACCCAAGTAGGAACTAATTCATATATAATGGTTGCTACACTCGGAGATCCAATAGGAGTAGGTAGAGCTACTTTGGCAATTTCAACAGATAATATTTTATGGGTTTGGGGTGGAGCCGGAGCAATTCTTGGACTAGGTGATGTTGCTCTAGCTAGAAGTAGTCCAACTCAAATCGGCAATTCATTTTATGATACCTTGGTTTACAGTCCGACTCAAATAGGAACAGATAGTTGGTCACAAATTTCAGCAGGTCAAACTCATAGTGCGGCTATTAACTCTTCTGGATTACTATTTACTTGGGGATTAAATACACTAGGACAGTTAGGAAACGGTACCCTCGTATCTCGTAGTAGTCCTTTTCAAGTGGGATCAAGCAGTTGGATGTTTATTTCTTCTGGTGATGATTTTACTTCAGGTATAACAACAGACTATGCTGGATTTGCCTGGGGACAAAATAATTTTGGTCAATTAGGAGATACTACAACTATCAATAGAAGTAGTCCGGTAATTACCTCAAGTGGTTCAAGTTTTTCTATAGTTACTTCAGGCTTTAGCCATAGATTAATTGTTAAAGCAACATCCGATTTTGGTGTGTTGGGGTCTGGTTATGGTGCAACTGGTCAATTTGGTATTGGCGCAGTCCTTAATAGAAGTAGTCCTGTACAGGTCTCTGCGGCAGTAACAGTTTCTACTAGTAGCCCTATAGTATTGTTATCATCTGTATATCCATATGAAAGTAGCCCAGTTCAAATAGGAACTAATGATTGGGCTAAAATTAGTGCTGGAAGCACACACAGTTTAGGTACAAATTATAATAATTTATTATTCGCATGGGGACAAAATAATTATGGTCAACTTGGAAATAACGATATACTAAATAGAAGTAGTCCTGTACAAATTAATTCTCGTATTAGTAATATAAGTTCAGGATATAGTTTTAGTTCAATAATTAATGAAAATAATCAAGCGTATCTATTCGGACAAAATAATATTGGACAGATCGGAGATCTGACATGAGTGTAACTACTAATCGGTCAAATCCAACACAACTTTCTGCATTTAGCAATAGTTATATTCCCTCACCATATTTACTAGCTAGTAATTTTAAACAAGTAAGTATAGGTATAAGCCATGCACTTGCTATAGGTGTTGATGGAAAACTTTATGCGTGGGGGACAAATAACTACGGACAACTAGGTAATAATGATATAATAAATAAGTCTAGTCCAATTCAAATAGGTTCTAGTACTTGGATAGGAGTTCATACTGGATTAAATTATTCATTGGCATTACGTAGTGACAACTTATTATTTGGTTGGGGATATAGCCAATACGGAGAACTTGGAGTCAACATTCCGTCAAATGCATATCGTAGTAGTCCTGTACAAGTAAACACAATTAGTTGGAATAGTATAGGTGCTGGACAAAGCCACGTTGTTGCATTAAAAAGCGACAATACATTGTGGGCTTGGGGAGCCGGCACTTTAGGTCAAACTGGTCAATATCTATATTATAATTTAAGTAGTCCAGTACAAATTGGCACAAGTTCTTATCTACAAGTTGATGCTGGCAATAATTATACTGTAGGGTTAACAACTGATTATAAAATAGTAACTTTTGGGGACAATACATATGGGCAATTGGGATATTCAACAGCAATAACAAACTCATGGAGTCAAATTGCAGGAAACGATGAATATACTTTAGCCATTAGAACAGACGGTATACTGTTTGGGTGGGGTATAAACACTACTGGACAACTTGGATTAAATGATGTAATAAATCGCAGTAGCCCTACACAAATTAGCACTGATACCTGGTCTATGGTTGTAGTTAACGGGGGCGGGGTAGGCGCGGCCCCAGCCGCTATACGCACAGACGGTACATTATGGTGTTGGGGTAATAATAACGTAGGTCAAATTGGAAACGGGACTACTGTAACTCGTAGTAGTCCTGTACAGGTAGATGGATCTTGGATTACTGTGTCTGCAGGAAAATCACATAAAGCAGCGATTAAATCTGATAGCACCGTGTATTTATGGGGGTTAGGGACTTCCGGTCAACTAGGAGATAATACCACAATCAGCAAATCAAGCCCGGTGCAAATTACGGGCGGCGGCAGTTGGACATCGGTATCAATAGGTGATGTATCAAGTTATGGTATTCGAACGAATAACACATTGTGGGCCTGGGGCCTTAATTCTTCAGGACAGCTTGGTAATAATTCAACACTTAATAGAAGTAGTCCTATACAAGTGGGAGTTAGTTCATGGTCTATAGTACAAGCTACAACAGTCAGTGTATTTGCTGTTAAATTAAATAATAAACTATATGCTTGGGGTCGCAACGATAATTCAATATTGGGCACCAATGATCAAATATATCGCAGTAGTCCCGTACAAATACATAGTGCCAATTGGAGAACTAGTGTAGGAACATTAGCTGGTTATAGTATTGCAAGTGCTGTAAATTCTTTTGGGATACAAGATGATTATACTTTGTGGGGGTGGGGTAGTAAAACACTATTATTAACCAGCGATTTTAATACAACACCTCTTACATACAGTTGGACACAACTCAGTGCAGGCCAAAGTCATTCAGCCGCAATTCGCAGTGATGGTAGATTATTTTTATGGGGTCTAAATAGTGCAGGCCAGTTAGGTGACGGTACTACAATATTGCGTAGTAGCCCGGTACAAATAAATGCATGGGATGAAGGTGGATTTTGGCTAAAGGTAAGTGCTGTCGGTAGTAGAACTGTTGCAATTAGAAGTGATTATACTATATGGGCATGGGGATTGAATAATGGATATATAGGCATTGTCGGCAATTCTGTAAGTAGAAGTAGTCCAATTCAAATTACAGCGGCACCAGTATTGAGTTATACTGCAATTAGTGCTGGTATTGATGAAACATTAGCATTGACTAATACCAATTTAGTATATACTTGGGGAAGATTAAACGCAACACCTCAACTAATAACATCAGGCACCGGCTCCTACACTCAAATTAGTGCAAATGGATCACAATCTTTTGTGATTGATACTGCTGGTAAGTTATTTGGTTGGGGGGATGACACATTGGGTCAACTGGGAACTTCAATAGCCCCTTATCAATGGTCTACTGTTTTTCAAGATAAGGGAGGCATTTCGGGCGGGGCAGATGTTAGCTTTGCATTAAGAAGCGATAGTACATTGTGGGTTTGGGGTACTAATAGAAATGGCGTATTTGGTACCGGAGAAGCAGCCACTACTGCTAGAAGTAGCCCTGTGCAAGTTCCTGGCAGTTGGTCTTCTGTGGGTGTTGGTCAAAGTTACGCTATAGGTATTCAGACTAATGGGACACTATGGGGATGGGGATTCAATCAAACCGGTGTATTATGGGATGCATATGGTATAGGCACTGCTAGGTCTAGCCCAGTACAAATGGGGGTAGATACTAATTGGAGTAAATTATCAGTAGGGTCATTAAATGCGGCTGCTATCAATACTAGTGGACAACTATATACATGGGGTGATAATACTAATGGCCAATTAGGTTTAGGTGATCAAATAACTAGAAGTAGCCCAACTCAAGTATCTGGTTCTTGGACTTTAATTTCTAATTCTACTACCCCATCAGGTTTTGGCTCTTTTGCCTTTGGAATAAAGTCAGATAATAGTTTATGGTCGTGGGGAAATAATACTTACGGAACTTTAGGTAATAACAGTACAAGCACAATAACTTCACCAATCCAATTATTAGGTACATGGAGATATGCTGATGCAGGTGCACTTAATGGATTTGCCATAAAATCTGATAATACCTTATGGGGTTGGGGAACGAATTCAAACGGTGATTTAGGCCAGAATGCTATTGTACCAACTTATATAAGCTCACCTGTACAAGTGGCTCCTAACAACTTTTTTAGTAGTGTTACAACAGGACTTTTTGGTACATTAGCAACTAGACTTGACGGCACTATATTGGGTTGGGGTGCAGATAATGGGCGCGGTACTTTAGGGTTAGGCACAACCATTGCTAGAAGTTCGCCGACTCAAATTGGAACACTATCTTGGAGTATAGTAGCAATTTCTCTTAGCACAACATTAGGTATTACTGCTGGTGATGTACCAGGCACTACTGGAACTCTTAAAAATTTATATGCATGGGGTCGTAATATAAGTAACGGAACTTCAGTCACACGCAGTAGTCCAGTACAAATTAATTCTGCAACGTTGATTCAGTACAGAAGTAGTCCTGTTCAAATAGGTAGTAGTAGTTGGTCTGCGGTAAGCGCCGGCACTAGTCATACATTGGGAATAACTACTACTGGAAATATGTATGCTTGGGGAGATAATAGTTTAAGACAACTTGGAATAACAACATTGACAACCGGGACAGTAACTCCGCAAATTGATAGCCAAGCCTATCTTAGGTCAGGGGATAACTCCTTATTTGCATGGGGCGCCAATGATGTTGGGCAAATAGGGGATGGTACTATACTATATAGATCAAATCCAGTGCAAATACCAGGTTCATATATATTGATAGCTAGAGCTAAAACTACTACTAATACACTTGGTCACACATTAGCAATAAAAACTGACAATTCTCTTTGGGCTTGGGGATACAATTCCCAAGGAATTTTAGGTGATGGTACTGCAGTAAATAAATCTACTCCTGTTTTAATCAGTAGCGATTATAGTTGGATTCAGATCGCGGCTGGCGTAAGTCATAGTTTAGCAATAAGATCGGATAATACACTTTGGGGTTGGGGCTTAAATAGTTCAGGTGAATTAGCTAATTTAAGCTGGAAATCTATAAGTGCCGGTACTAGTCATACATTAGCTATACGAAGTGACAATATATTATTTGGTTGGGGATTTAATACTTCAGGGCAAGTAGGTGATTCTACTGCAATATCTCGTAGTTCCCCGGTGCAGATCGGTGCAATGATGTGGAAAAAAATATCTGCAGGGAATAATGCAAGTTTTGGTATTCGTACTGATGATAGTCTTTGGTGCTGGGGAACTAATACTAATGGCGTATTAGGATTTGGACAGGCAGCTACAATCAATAGAAGTAGTCCTATTCAACTAGGTGTTGGGGGATGGAATGACGTATCAATAACTCAACATGTATTAGCTGTAGCATATAACGGAACACTATGGGCTTGGGGATTAAATTCTTCAGGTCAATTAGGAAATGGAACCGTTATAAGTAGATCAAGCCCGATACAAATTGGCTCTGATTCTTGGAACTCAGTAACTGCTGGAATAAGCCATTCAATGGCTATTACTCTTACTAATAGTCTATATACATGGGGTACTAATGCAACTGGTCAGTTAGGAGATGGAACTACAGTAAACAGATCAAGCCCAGTACAAATAGGATCAAGTAGTTGGTCACAAGTTTCTGCAGGGAATAGTCATAGTTTGGCAATTACATCTGATAAAAAATTATATGCATGGGGTACTAATGCAACTGGTCAGTTAGGAGATAATACTGTCATTGATAAGTCAAGTCCGATTCAGATAGGTTCAGGAATAGAATCTGGTTCTTGGATAATAGTTAGCGCGGGCGCAAGTCATTCAATGGCTATCACTAGCACTGGGAATTTATACGCATGGGGAAGTAATGCATCTGGGCAAACAGGATTAAATGTAGGAATAACAATCAATAGATCAAGTCCAACTCAAATAGGTACAAGTTCATACTCTCAGATTTCAGCCAATGGCAATCATAGCTTGGCAATTGCATATGATTTATATGTTTGGGGTTTAAATGCAGCTGGACAATTGGGGCAAAATAATACATTTAATAGAAGCAGTCCGGTACAAACAGGATCTTCATTATTATACAAAATTAATAAGAGCAGTCCTATACAAATAGGATCTGAATCTTGGACTACAATTACAGCAGGTAATGGATTCAGTATTGGCATTAGAACAGATTCAACATTATGGGCATGGGGTATCAATGCCCAAGGTCAATTAGGAGATAATTCAATAATTAGCCGTAGTAGCCCAGTACAAGTTGGTACAAGTAGTTGGACTTTTGTATCAGTTGGACAAAGTTTTAGTACAGCTATACAGTCTGATGGGAAATTATTTGCTTGGGGATCCAATGTATATGGTCAATTAGGAGATGGCACTACAGTAAGTAAATCTAGCCCAGTACAAATAGGTACTAGCAATTGGTCTCAGGTTAGTGCAGGACAAGGTCATACATTAGGGTTATTAACAAATGGTACAGGATACGGATGGGGACAAAATAATAGTGGTCAGTTAGGAGATGGAACTATAGCAAACAGATCAAGCCCAGTACAAATTGCCGGTTCTATAACAAGTTGGTATATTCTTCAAACAAGCGGTGAATGTTCATTGGGGATATCAGATACAGCATTATATACTTGGGGAAACAATGGTTCCGGTGGCTTGGGTGATGGAACTGTTACAAATAAATCTAGCCCACAGTTTATTAGATCAATATGGTATAGTAATAATATTTTAGAATCAAGTCCAATACAAATCGGTTCAGGAAATGTTTGGAGTAAAATAGCCGCTGGTACTAATCTTAATTCTGCAACAACTTCAACCAATATATTATGGTCATGGGGAATTAATACTCGAGGGCAAGTAGGGGATGGTACTACAATAAGTAGATCAAGCCCGGTGCAAATAGGAAGTTCAAGTTGGACGTTGATAAGTTCTGGAGAAATTAACAGTTTAGCAGTCAAACCCATAATAGCAAATATATGGTCATGGGGTTTGAATAACGGAAATGCAGGATCAAACCTACTGTCTAGTCCAGTGCAAATTAATACTGCAACTATGGCATATGCATTTATACCTATTGAACTTACTTCAGTCAATACAAATAGTTATACTCAAGTACAAGCTGGCGCAAGCGTAATTACTACATTATCATCTATTAATCTATTATATGTATGGGGAACATATGCTGGCGGGAAGTTAGGTACCGGGACAGTTAATACAAGTAGTCCGTTGGTTGTCGGCCCAGATGCATACCCTTATAATTTTAGCCCTACAACAATTGATAGCTCTACCAGCTACACTCAAATTAGTGCAGGATATCGACATGCATTAGCGTTAAAAAATGATAATAAATTATATGGTTGGGGAGGATATGCAGCTACTAATCCAATTGACGCAAGATATAGTTGGCAAAAAATTGCTGCCGGCCTTAACTATTTTATAGGATTACGAGCAGACGGAACAATATGGTCTTGGGGAGAAAACACATACGGACAATTAGGAACAAATGACACAATAAATAGAAGTCTTATATCTCAAATAGGTTCTGACAATACTTATATAAATGTAACTGCCGGTACGTCTTTCACTATGGCGTTAAAAGCTAACGGTAATATTTTTAGTTGGGGTAGTAATTTATACGGACAGCTTGGTTTAAGTGATACAATTGATAGAAGTAGCCCAGTGCAAATTTCTTCAGGGGCAATATTTACAAAAATAACAACAGGATCAAGTCATTCAATGGCTATTGATAGTAATATGCAATTGCATACCTGGGGATTAAATGGTGATGGGCAATTAGGATCAAATAACAGAACAAATACATCAACACCGGCTATAGTAACATCATTGAGTTATATTACGCTATCAGCAGGTCAACTCACTAGTGCTGCAATTGCAAGTAATGGCTATTTATATGTATGGGGATACAATAACGTTGGCCAACTTGGATTAAATGATGCAGTAGCTAGAAGTAGTCCAACACAGTTAGGTACGTCTACATATAAAAAAGTAAGCATATCACATACCACCTCTCATATTATCCGTGCAGATGGTTCACTTTGGGGGATGGGCACAGGTATTTATATAGGAAATAATGCTACGACAAATCAAACGTCGCCGGTTTTAGTAGGTGGTATATATGCATGGACTGATATAGAAGGGTCTCCAAATACATCAAATCTAAGTATACAAGCCAAACGTGAAGATGGCACATTATGGGTTTGGGGAAATAATATTAATGGTAAATTAGGATTAAATGATCTAATAAATCGTAGTAGTCCAACTCAAATAAGTACTAATTTTAATTATGGTAATCCTGCACAAAGTGGCAATAGTTGTGCTGCAATGATAGATACTAGTGGTCAATTGTATACTGTTGGTGCAGGTGATTTAGGTCAATTAGGTGACAATACTACTATACAGCGTAGCAACCCTATACAAGTGGGAATATACTCAACATATTCCCCTACATTAATATCAAGCCAAAGCTGGATAACTGTAACTGCTGGTGAAGATGTGAGTTTTGCAGTAGACCCCTCTAAAACATTATATGGTTGGGGTCTAAATACTAGTTATCAGGTCGGGATAGGTACTGGACCATACATAGTGTCAACACCTACTGCGGTAGCTACTAGCATAAGTTCTGTATCACAAGACGGTTCTACAGGTGGATATATAAAAAATCCTTAATACTAATTAATGCATAAGTAATAGCATATTGTTATAAGAGGATAAACATGCATGAAATAGATGAAATGTTGAAGCTCCAACTTGAGGGCAAACATAAAGAAGCAAGAGTATTAAGTGATAAACTAGAAGCAATTGGTCCAGAAAAGATTCTTGACCCAAATGGTAAAAACACCCAAGATATTTGGATGCGTCATTGTTTCAATCGCGGCTGGTTCTTAATACAAGATGGTGATTATCAAAAGGGTTGCCAATATTTAGAGAACGGTCGTTTCTTAAGTGTATATGGTAGTCCACCATTACGTACAGACGCACCAATTTTTAATCCAGATCAACATGATATTAAAGGTAAGTCAATTATCATATCGCTTGAGGGTGGATATGGGGATGAAATTATTCATGCACGATTTGCGACTAGCTTTAAGAAATTAGGCGCAGATAAAGTTTATATCGCAGCCGCTCCGGAATTAGTAAGTGTATTTGAACGTATTGAAGGTGTAGATAAAGTTATACTACGCAATCAAGCAAATACCGTAGGACATGATTACTGGGTACCAGGTTTTAGTGCAGGTTGGGTAAGTGGGCATACATTTGATAATTTCCCAAGCGAACCATATCTAACACCATTATCTGATAGTGTTGAAATATGGAAGACAATAATTAAAAGTGAAAAAATTAAAGTTGGTATTCGTTGGGCGGGCAATCCCAAGTTTGAGCATCAACAGTTTAGACGTTTCCCTGAAAACTTCATCACTAACTTAAGTAAATATCCTGAACTACAAATATATAGTTTACAAAAAGATCATAACTTAGTACAACTACCCGCAAATGTAACTGACTTGCAACACTTCTTGATTAGTTGGGAAGATACAATGGCAGCTATCAGTAACATGGATATCATTATCACTAGTTGTACAAGCATTGCACACATTGCGGCTGGTATGGGCAAAGAAACATGGGTACTAGTTCCTGTATTACCTTACCATACATGGACATATAAGAGTCCAGAAAATCGCAGTAGTCCATACTACAATAGTGTACGACTGTTTAGACAAACAACTAAGAGTAAGTGGAATGATACATTCCAACTATTGTACAAAGAACTAGAAGAAAAATTTAATCTACAACACATTGAACAACCTAATGAGGATCGTGTAACTAAAAGATTGAATATGGGATGTGGTCTTAAAAAGATTGAAGGATTTGTTAATGCTGATATTAGCCCAAGCGTTAAGCCAGATCAACTCGTTGACTTTAATCAGTTCCCGTGGCCCTTTGCTGACAATGAATTTGACCACATTGTGGCTAAAGATATCTTAGAACATCTAGGAGATACTAGTAGTGATTTTATCAAAGCAATTAAAGAAATGTATCGTGTTAGTCATAATGGTGCTATTTGGGAAGTACAAAGTCCACACTGGCGTTGTGATACCGCACTAGATGATCCGGATCATAAGCGATTAATAACTATGGGTATGTTCAATATGTTTAACAAACGCATGTTATTAGAAAAACTACGCAATGGTCAAAGTGATAGTGCGTTAGCTTTTGACCATGATGTTGATATTGAAATAGCTGATATGCAGTTTGAATATACTCCCCCCTGGGAAGAGAAAATGCGTAAACGTGAAATTGGACAAGAAGAACTTAATTATGCATTGAATCATTTTAATAATGTTGCATTGAGTACAAAATATTTGATTCAAGTTCACAAACCAGGTCGCAACGACTATAGTGAATATGAACAATTGGTCGAAGAAAAACTAAAGCAACCTTTAAAACTGACCAGTAATGACATATAAAGTAACTTGGGATATGACTCCCAATGCTATGCAAAATATTGACCATATTATACGTAGCAACGGAGTCCCTAATACTATTGTAGAAGTAGGTGTATATGAAGGACATACTACTTGTACTATGAGTGATTCTTATACTCCGTATAATCCTAATTTAAAAATTTACGGAATAGATCCTCACATTGGAAGTGTAGACATTGAAGAAGATCCGGTAGCTATACATAATAATTTTATGTACAACATTAATGCGTGTAAGCACAAAAATATAGAGTTCATTAGAAAACACAGCGAAGATGGATTGATTGATCTGATTAATCAAGGGATAAGACCTGAATTCATTTATATTGATGGTGATCATCATGCAAGTACAGTATTGACAGATTTGACATTATGTTTTAAAATTTTAGTTACTGGTGGCATCATATTATGTGATGATGCTACTGATTGGAAATATATAGACAAGAATGGCACAGCATCAGCACAAATGAGTCCTAGACTAGCAGTAGAAACATTTATTGCTTGTAATTGGCATAAGTTACAAATTATTAGAATACCTGATATGGGTCAAACAGCATTTAGGAAAATATGTTAAATTTATTTAGAAACAATACCACCGCAGTAGAAAATGCGTATATTATTACTGTTAAGAGTAATCCTAATAGTGAAAGATATAGCGCACGTTGTCAAGAAAGTTGTAGACAAGTTGGAATGCCATACTCAGTATGGGATGCATATGATGGCACACGTCCCGGGGAAATTATTCCACCAGAGCAAATGAAAGACAATGCATTTATGCGTATGCTAAAAATCACTGATCATTATATGACCCGTGGGGAAGTAGCTTGTGCATTAAGTCATATCAGTCTTTGGGTTCACTGTGCTGTGATTGATAAACCTATTGTAATCATGGAACATGATGCAGTAATGGTTAAAAAGTTTGATGAAATTAAAAGTTACAATGCGATTGTATATTTAGGTGGACAAGAATGGAGTCATAAGGGTTGGAATATTTACCCTATTCCTCCTCACGCCAGTGACGGGAAGAACTGTTTGTTTATCTGTCGTGCCCACGCATATGCAATTGATCCTATTATGGCTAAGAATTTACTTAGTCACATTCTTAAAGTTGGAATCTTTGCCCCATTAGATATTATGTTACGAGCAGATTTGTTCACTATTGTGCATCAAGGATTATATGCATATGATGAACCTAGTGATGCATTGGATACTACTATTGCAGCTAGACCATTGGAAGGCAGAACTACTAAACGTAATGAAGAATTGAAGTGGTAATATGAGAAATTGCATATTCAGTTATTATAATTTACAAATACATCCTAATATCATAGCTTGTCAATCACAAGTTATACGTAAGTTATTACAAAATCTTAAAGTAGAATATATACCTTTACAGTATAACGCTAAAGATGGAGAATTGTATCCGGATGATTGCATCAATTATGCATTGAATGAATTATTCTATAATAGAGGCTACGATAGCGTATTGATATTAGACATTGATTGTATTCCACTAAGTACTTCTGCCATCAAGTACACATTTGAAAGAATTAATCAAGGTTATCTAATAGGCAATGTTCAGCGCAGTCATTATATAGAAAACAATGAACATTTGTTTATTGGAAGTAGTTGTTTAGGTATTACTAAGGGAATATATGAACAACTTGGAAAACCTAGTGCATCTCCAACTAGTCGCGGAGATATTGGTGAAGAGTTTACATATCTAGCAGAAGAAAAGAATATCCCTATAGAAATGTATTTGCCTGACAATTTTGAAGCTAAACCTTATGGTGTAGACAGTTGGGCATTAAAAGATGATATGAAACATTATGGAATAGGTACAACATTCAATAATGTAATGGATAATCCTATGTTCTATCATCTTTTTGAAAGTCGTACAAACTTAAATGTGGAGAGATTTGTTAAAAAATCAATCTCAATTTTGTACGAATGATAAGTAGTATGTGATCAACATATTTCAATTAAATTACGATAATAGACTTCATTCTTGGTACGAACTAAGAACAAACTTAAAAACTTCTGATATTAAAACCAAATGTGTAGAAATAGACAATTGGTGGCAAAATGCACCAATGGTAAATCATCATTTGCATATTTTGGATATAAGTAACTGGCCTAGTCCCTGGGAACTTTTGGTAGAAAACACATATTGTAGTGTTGCAAAAGCACTAGGAATGTGTTATACTATGCTACTATTAAATATTACAGATATAAAAATGGTTGAAGCTACCGATATGCAAGGTGAAGATTTGGTATTAGTCCTAGTCGATGATGCAAAATATATACTTAATTACTGGCCCGATACGGTACTAAGTAATAAACTAAGCAACTTCACCATCAAGCGTAATATTGATATTACAGACCTAGAACTAAAAATTAAATAAGGCTAAACCTATGCAAACAATTAATGTCATCAAGCGTGACGGAGAAACAGTACCATTAGATATTTCAAAAATACAAAGACAAGTAGCATACGGGTGCAGAGGCATAGATAATGTCAGTCCCAGTATGATTGAGATTAAGGCTCAGATTGAATTACATGATGGGATGACAACTAAAACTATTGACGAATTATTATTGAAAGCAATGGTTAACCTTATTGATGAAACTGAAAACCCAGACATTAATAATGTAAACTATCAATATGTAGCAGGACGTCAAAAGGTGTCAATGCTACGCAAAGAAGTATACGGAACATATACACCTCCCCCGTTATATGATATTGTAACGAAAAATATAGAATTAGGTATGTATACCAGTGAATTACTAGATTGGTATACAAAGGACGAATGGGATATCATTGATTTGTTTATTGACCATAGCAAGGACGAAAATTACACTTATGCGGCTATCGCACAATTAACCGAAAAGTACTTAGTGCAGAACCGTGCTACTGGTCAAGTCTTTGAAAGCCCTCAAGTAAGATATGCAATCGCAGCCGCCACTGCATTTCATAATGAACCCAAAGATAAGAGGTTAAAATATGTTAAAGAATATTACGAATGTGCAAGCGACGGTCATTTCACTCTTGCTACCCCTGTGTTGGCTGGCCTCGGCACTACTACAAAGCAGTTTTCTTCTTGTGTGCTCATTTCTAGTGACGATACTTTGGATAGCATTTTTGCCGCAGGTGAAATGATGGCTAAGTATGCTAGCAAACGTGCTGGCATAGGATTAGAGATTGGTCGTATTCGCCCACTAGGTGCACCTATTCGTAACGGTGAAATTAAACATACTGGTATGATTCCTTTCTTAAAGAAATGGTTTGGTGACTTGCGTAGTTGCAGTCAAGGTGGTGTGCGTAATGCTAGTTGCACAGTTACATTCCCAGTATGGCACTATCAGTTTGAAGATTTGATTGTATTAAAGAACAATCAAGGTACAGAAGAAACACGTGTGCGTCAAATGGATTACAGTGTTGTAGTCAACAAAATGTTCTTTAATCGTTTTGCTAAGAATGAAAACATTACATTGTTTGATCCACATGATGTACCAGACTTATATGAAGCATATTATCGTGACAGTGAAGAATTTGAAAAACTTTATACAATGTATGAAAATAAGCGCGGCATCAAAAAGAAAGTGTTGCCCGCAGTAGAAATATTTAAAAATGGAATACTAAAAGAACGTACTGACACCGGTCGTATCTATCTAGTATTCATTGATAACGTAATTAATCAGGGTCCGTTTGATACTAAACTTGATCCGATTTATCAGAGTAACTTATGCCAAGAAATACTATTACCTACAAAACCTTTTCAACGTATTGAAGACGAGGCAGGTCGCATTGCATTATGTACATTAGGCAGTGTGAACTGGGGTGCGTTTAAAACTCCCCAAGAAATGCGTAAGGCATGTAGAGTATTAGTCAGAAGTTTAAGTAATCTCCTTAGCTACCAAGACTTCCTCAGTGTTCAGAGTAAGTTAGCTAACTTAGATTTCGAACCTCTTGGTGTAGGGGTTACAAATTTAGCATAC